GTGTGAAAGAAGTTAATATGGCTTTTGAAAAAGCATATGAACTAAAAGATAAGCTTGTAGCTGACTATGGCGAATATAAGTATCAGCGCAAACGTAATCTTGACGAGTGCAACAGCTTAGACGATGTATTTAGTCTTATTTTTGGTGTGTAATGAGGTGCAATATGGAAGTGAATGTTAAGTTTGCAAAAGTAAGACCTGATGCAATCATCCCAAGCAAACGTGATGAAGATATGGGTTTCGACATCTATGCGTGCTTTGATGAAGATTTTATTGCAATCTATCCGCACGAAACAAGGCTAGTCCCTACTGGTATTGCAAGTGCATGCGATCCTGGATATGGCTTCTTGCTATTTGAGCGTGGTAGCACTGGCTCAAAAGGCATTGCAAGACGTTGTGGTGTCATTGATTCTGGATATCGTGACGAGTGGTTTATTGGTTTAACCAACACAACAGATAAAATGCTATTTATTTCTAAGCTTGACAATACAGAACTCGAAAAAGCATTACGCTTTGGTAGTGAAGAGCCAATTGCTTATAAGTTAGCATCTGATGAAGTGTTAAATGCAATTATTTATCCATATTCAAAAGCAATCGTACAGGCACTAATTGCACCAGTTCCAGAGATTAATAAAGAAGAGATCTCTTATGAAGATCTAAAAGCAATTCCTTCTGAGCGTGGACTTGGATCGTTAGGTAGCTCAGGAAAGTAACAGGAGGAAAAGTACAATGAAAAGCACAGAGATTATTTTTGTAATTGACAAGAGCGGTTCAATGAGCCGCCTTACTCATGACACTATTGAGGGTTTCAATGGTTTTATTGCAAGCCAAAAAGATGATACCAAGACAATCCTGACGACTGTTTTATTTGACACTTCATGGAAGATCTTGCATGACGGTATTGATGTATATGAAGTTAGTCCAATGACCAACAAAGACTACATCGCTGGTGGTGGCACTGCAATGCTTGACGCAATTGGTGAAATCATTAATCGTGTTCAGGACAAACATGATGAACTTGGTACAAATAAGCCAGATAATGTGCTGTTTGTAATCACAACTGATGGTGAAGAAAATTCTAGTCGTAACTTTACTAAGTTACAGATCGAAAAGATGATTAAACATCAGACTAACGGTCATGGTTGGGAATTTATGTTCTTAGGTGCAAATATGGATGCGGTTAAGGAAGCACAGGATATTGGCATCAATGCAACTCGTGCAGTAAGTTATGATTGGACTGCTCAAGGTACTAGCGCACTATATAGTACTGTTACAGCGGCAGCGTGTGCAACTAAGTCTTGTTCTATAGACAGCCTGGATTTAACAGCTACATACGATAGTTTTATGGCAGAAGCGGATTGTGCACTTGGCACAGCGAAAGCTTATACCGATACAAATGACATTTGTGTGGACGGTATTTTCACAGATAGAATTAATTAAAACTTCATAGCGGTGGTAACAAAATGCCACCGCTATTTTTTTTATAGGAGACAAACATGGAGAAAAGAACATTTTATATACATGAATCAAAAGACGAACGAAAGAGTTATACACTATTAGATAAGGATTATAGACTCGTAACATTTATTGGTGGAAATAAAGATATACTTTCAATCATAAAAAATTTAATCAAAAACGAATGTTCGTAATATTTGCTATTTACAAATTTTTATAACCTGTGTTATAATACATTCAAGGTACATACAAATAACACAGGAGGTACATCAATGTTAAATCAAAGAGTTGCTTATGTAAGGTTAAGTGATGATGATGGTTTTAATTTAGAATCCATGTCAATAGCCAATCAAAGAAAAATAATTTTACAATACGCAAACGAGCACGGATATGAAATTACTGAATTTTATGTTGATGATGGTGTGAGCGGCTACCTTTGGAGTAGACCTGCTTTTGATAGGCTTAAACAAGATATTGATGATGGATTGGTTGAAGGAGTAATTGTAAAAGATTTATCAAGACTGGGCAGACATAATGCGAGAGTACAATTATTTAATGAAGAATTGATTCAAAAGCAAGTTGAACTAATTAGCATAGGAGACAATTACAATAACCTAACTGATGATGATTCAATGCTTGGTATTTTAACATGGTCTAATGAAAGACTTGTTAAAGACACAAGCAAAAAGGTTAAAGCAGTTATCCATGCAAAACAAAAAGAAGGCAAATGGATCAGTAGCAATGTGCCATATGGATACAGAAGAATACATGGCAAAAAGCACACATTTGAAGTTGACGAGGTAGCAAGCGTATATGTGAAAAGAATATTTGATTTGTACGTTAACGGCTATGGAAGCATGGCGATAGCACGAGTGCTTAATGATGAAGGTGTGCCAACACCGTCACAAACATTAGAAAGGCTCAGAGAAGAAAATGAATTGGAGCCCAGTCAAAGAAAACTATCATCGTTGTGGTCATCTACAAATATAAAGAGAATAATAGAGAATGAGTTTTATATAGGAACGTTAGTGCAAAGAAAAACAAAAATATTAGGCATACATGGAAAACATGTCAAGAGAGATAAGGACGAACATATAGTATTCGAAGATCATCATGAGGCCATAATAGATAAAGAGACATTTTATTTGGCACAGAAAACTAAACAGGAAAGAGCGACCAAACATCACAAAGGCATGAGAAAACATAATAATATATTTGTTGGTTTAATATTTTGTGGTGATTGTGGCAAGCCACTCACTCCAAGAAGCGGTGTTTGTAGAAGAAGATATTATGTATGTTCAACCTATAACTTTTACGGCGCAAATTATTGTAACAATAATAGAGTGTACGAAGATGAATTAATTGAATTCGTAAAAGTATATTTAAGGCAATGTAGACACAGTCTAAAAGGTGCAATAGAGAATCTAGATAATATTATCAAAAAAGAACTCAAGGAAGTATGTGACACAAAATCAATAAACTCTATAGAAGCTCTACAAAAAGAGATTGATAAAAACAGCGGTGAGCTTAAAATGCTTATGGAGCAAAAAGTAAAAGACATAATAAAAAATCCAGCTATGAAAGATATAATTGAAGAAACATATCAACAAGCGATCAATGATAAGTCAAATTACATACAATCATTAAAAACTCAAATTGACGAACAACAAAGTGTTTCCAAGTCAAGCAAAGAAGTTAGAGATGGACTAAATAAAGCATTATTACTATTTGATGAAATTATTACAAGTGATAAATTAACAATAAAACAATTAAAATTACTCGTAGAAAAAATAGTTGTCAAGTATAATGGTGGCATAGATATTTATATGAATGGAAATCTTAATGAGGTAATGAGCGGCCATATAGATATCAGCCTTGGTTCGATAGATATCTACAAAAAGGCAATCATAGATACTATGTTTGAGTTGAAAGAATTCCACTTCGGTGATTTACACAAAAGAGTGGCAAGTAAGGGGTATAAGGAAGGATACTATAGTGTATTCATGCCAATCGTCAACAGGCTGGAAAGCGCTGGGATTATTGTGCGCACACCAAGGCCAAAAGATAAGAACTATGTGAGCGGCACAAAAGAAGATGCATATATGTTGTTTAATTTATACACTGAAGGATACATACAGGGATATAGATGTACTTTCAATGTAACATTTACGGGGTTATTAAAAATATGCAAATGGATAAAACGTATAAAATAATATAAGGAGATGATGTTATGTCAGTCAATTCAAGAAGAGATGCACGTATTAAACGAGAAAAAATAGCTATATGGAAACTATTAAGCGATAGTATAGCAAATGATGACCCATATCAATATGACCCAAAATACAAAAGGCTTGCTGAAATTTGCAAGGAGAAACATTTACCATTCAGCGAAGCATGGAAGATAGTAGAGAAGGAATTTCCAGATACATAAAAAAAATAGGAGCCACCAATTACGGTGACTCCTAAAAATTTGGAAGCAAACATGATAAAGTATTTATATTATAGACTATTATATTAATTTTATTCTGCGCTTTCCCCTATTAAATTATTACAAGCATTTGTGTTCACTTCTTCAATTTGTTATAATGAAAGGGGAGGAGATAATATGAAAAAGGAAGCAACAGATACGCTCACGCTGCGAATACCTATAAGCATGAAAGTGCAAATTGAAATAGCCGCAACTAAAGACGGAAGAACAATGAATTCATGGGTTAATAAAGTTCTCAAAGAAAAATTAAATGAAGAGGTAAAAAAATAGGAGAGCAAAATGCTCTCCTATTTATAAAACGTCTTGTGCCAAATATCTAAATTTTTATAATTTTCTACTATGCATTAATTCATATAACTTTTCCGTATCATCCATGTGAATTATATCAAGGTTATTCATCTCAGGGCAAATGCGATATTGCATATCACCATTGCCTTTACAGTCTAAATAATCTTCATATAGTGCAAACCAGCTATCATGTTCTAAGGATGACCAAGCCTTCATTGGATTCTTTATCGGATCTGTAAACATACGATGCCCACGCATCAATTCTTCTCTGATACGATTTCTAGCTCGCTTTT